GCTAACAATAGATTTATGTTGAGTGCTTACTCATTGCGTTGGTTTTATAAACAAGTAAAGAAAAACCCAGATATAACATTAAAAGAATTAGGAATCCCAAATGTATAAATTTAATGAAGATGATTTAATAGCAGAACTAAAAGATTATATTGATGATACATACAAACAACATTATGCTATAAATAAATATCAAGCCACAGATATTATTATAGATGCAGGACACGGAGTAGGTTTTAGTATTGGTAATATAATTAAATATGCTAAAAGATACGGTAATAAAAATGGTTATAATAGAAAAGACATTATGAAGATATTACACTATGCAATTATATTATTATACATTCACGATGGCACAGACCCTTATATAAAAAAGGATAACAAATGACCAGAGGAACACCTTACCTAAATAAACAAAATTATAATGATTGGAAAACTCCAGATTATTTTTATGATGAATTAAATAAAGAATTTAATTTTGATTTTGACCCTTGTCCTCTTCTTGCAACTGTTGATGGCTTAGCATTAGAATGGGGAGAAAGAAACTTTGTAAATCCTCCTTACGGCAAATTACTTAAAAATGCTTTTGTAGAGAAAGCAGTGCAAGAATCAAAAAAAGGCAAACTTTGTGTTTGCTTGTTACCTGTAAGCACAAGTTCAACATTGTTTCACGATGTTATACTACCCAATGCAGATGAAATTCGATTTGTAAAAGGCAGAATAAAATTTGAAGGGGTAGATAAAGAAGGCAATGTTAAAAAAAATGACAAAGGTGGAGCAATGCATGACAGTATGCTTGTAATTTTTAAAGGAACAAAAGATGATAGAGGATAAAATAGGACCAAAAGAATACTTAGGTATAAAAATAGATTACGATAATGAAAAAATTTTAGATAAATTTAGTTTAGATACTTTAAAAGATAGATATTTCACATGAGAAGAAACACATGCACAAGAAGCATTCGCAAGAGCCTCCGTCTTCGGAGCCACCTTCAAAGGTGTCACAGATTTTGAACTCGCTCAAAGACTTTATAACTACAGTTCCCGCTGTTGGTTTATGTTTAGCACCCCTATACTTAGTAACGGGGGAACCAAGCGTGGGCTTCCTATTAGCTGCTTCCTTAATTATGTACCTGACAGCAGGACTGGTCTTTCATCTCATTATGATGAGAACATTTGGTTGGCAAGCTCGGGTGGAGGTATCGGTGGATACTGGGGAGACGTTCGTAGTAATGGTATATCTACTGCTCACGGTAGTAAGTCTACTGGTTCAATCCCCTTTATGCATGTTGTAGACTCACAGATGTTAGCCTTCAATCAAGGTGTAACAAGACGAGGTAGCTATGCAGCATACATGAATGTTTGGCACCCTGAGATTGAAGAGTTTATAAATATGAGAAAAGAATCCGGTGGAGATATAAATAGAAAATGTTTAAACCTACACAATGGAGTTAATATTAATAATGAATTTCTTAAAGCAGTAGAAGAAGATGCTGATTGGAGATTGATAGACCCTAAAACAAATGAGCCAACTAAAATTATTAATGCCAGAGAGCTATGGTGGCAAATAATAAATGCTCGTGCTGAAACAGGAGAGCCTTACATTGTTAATATAGATAAGTGTAATGAAGCTTTACCACAAAAACAAAAAGACTTAGGCTTAGAAATCAAACAAAGTAATCTATGTTCTGAAATAACTTTACCAACAGATGAAGAAAGAACAGCTGTTTGTTGTTTGTCTTCAGTTAATTTAGAACACTTTGATGAATGGTCAAAAGATTCTTTTTTTGTTGCAGATTTAATAACAATGTTAGATAATGTATTACAACACTTTATTGATAATGCTATTGATACAGAAAAACTAGGAGAATATAATGCAAATTTTAAAAGGTTTAAAAAATACATACGAAAAGGTAAAAGAGGTTTTACTAAAGCTGCTTACTCAGCTTACAGAGAAAGGTCGATTGGCTTGGGAGCGATGGGGTTTCACGCCTACCTTCAATCTAAACAAATCCCTTTTGAAAGTATCTACGCATCTGGATTTAATCATAAAGCGTTTAAACACATCAAGACAAAATCTTTGGAATCTTCTGAAAGACTTGCTGATTCGAGGGGGGAAGCTCCTGATATTTCTGGTAGTGGGTTTAGGTTTGCTCACCTTCTCGCTGTTGCTCCTAATGCTTCTTCTAGTATTATTTGTGGCGGAACATCTCCTTCGATTGAGCCGTATAGGGCTAATGTTTATACACACAAGACTTTATCCGGAAGCTACCAAGTAAAGAATAAATATCTTGAAAAACTTTTTAAAACTAAAGGAATCAAAGGTAAAAAATTAATTGAGTTATGGAAAGATATAGCCGGACAAGATGGTTCTGTTCAGCATTTAAAAGTATTAACTGAAGAAGAAAAAGAAATATTTAAAACAGCAAATGAAATAAATCAAATCTGGGTTGTAGAACATGCACATCAAAGACAAGATTTTATTTGTCAATCTCAATCAGTAAATTTATTTTTTGTTTTACCTAAAGCTACTGAACCTCAAGCAGTACATGATGAATACATGCAGTATGTAAATGATGTACATTGGTATGGAGCTAATAAATTAAAATCTTTATATTACTTTAGGTCAAATGCAGCTAGGAATGCTGAGAATGTAAATGTTAAAATACCTAGAATAAAATTAGATGAAGGCTGTATAGCTTGTGAGGGATAATGCCTAAGAAATCAAAGCTACAGTTTACAACAGGACATAAACCAGTAACAGGAGCAAGAGGTAAGAAGACTTCTATC